CCCGTTGGACGAAGTTCGGAAAGAACGGGAAAGCCAATGAGACAGTTGCTCTCAACCTGTTTCGCACATACCGCAGCATCAAGGATTACGGCTGGCAGGAAACTATGGACCCGATGCCCCGAGCCACTTTCTACCGGCATGTCGATCAGATTTGCGAATGCGGACTTTCAAAGGCCGCTTTGCAGAAGTTGAAGATGGACGACCAGAAGAACAACGTGGTTCCGATCCTTCGCTTCCTGCAAGTCGATTTCAGTGCTCAACGTCCTGGCTGGTACGTCGAGCCAACTGTGGAGGCCGCATGATCTATTCAGTTGTTAATGCCCCTTGGAAATCATTGACGTTCGGTAGTCATGGTTTTCCGCTTAACGCTATTGCTGATGCTCTTCGCCAGCGTAGGCGGGCGGTTTGGGACCAGATGCTTCTGGACGATTTCGAGTCCGAATGTATGGCTTTAGGCTTCGCATGATGGCCGCAACTATCAATGTCCTGGTGATCACCATGTGCGGACTTTTGGCAATTCACTTTCTCGGGCGCTGGGCCCGTTCTTAACCGAGGTAATAGTTATGTTGGTACAAATGGGCCTGTGCAAGGGCATTTCTACGAAAGAAAAGATGAATGGAACCATCATCGAGCATTACTTGGTTCTGACCGCTCCTGGTAAAGACCAGTTCGGCCAAGATGTCGAACAGTCTGTTGGCATCAAGGTCTCGAAGCGCCAACTCGATTCGGGCATTGAAAATGCCTACAAGAAGTTCATCGGTCAGCAAGTCGCTGTCCCGGTATATGCCAAAGCCTGGAAGTCCAAAACCGGCACTGCGTTCGGCATGGACCTGTGGCTCTCTGATGACGGCCTTCCTGTACCAGTTCAACGGGTACAACCCCGTCCCGCTGCTGTATCTGGCGGTAACTAATGGAAACCTACGTCTGCACTGAACTTGTCAATGGCGCCTGCCAAACATGGGTTGTGCAGTCGTCAATAATTCCGCCCCTCAGCGTTGCTGATGGGCAGAAACTCGGGTGGTTGGTGGTTGCGTGTTACATCGCCGCTTGGGGGATGGGACTCTTAACACGATTTTTACTCTCTCACGAAAGGAACTAA